CGTTCCCATTCCTCCCATAACAACCGATGCGGAACGAAAAAGAAATGAACATACACTTGCAACTGATCGTACACCGGCGCTAGCAACGGCGCCAACCGCACAAGCATCTCTGTAGAACCTTCAAAATGATCTGAAGGGACACACTCTTGGCACAACACGGGATACAAATAACCCATTTGTGCAGTTAATCGCTTATCATGCGAAAGATCGAATGTCGATCGCTTCGGACTTTTAAGCATCACTTTATCAAAACCTTTGTAACTCATTAGATAGTTAAATTAGCTTTTGCTTTAAAACGAATTCTCTGTTCGGCCTGCCGGCGACACGCTTCATAGTAGGCAAGCGGATCCCGCATCTTAGCACGCAAAGGGTGACGAATCCAAGCAACTAAATTCCTAAAAACTTGCTTCTGATCCCGGACCGCAATACGGACTAAATCGACCTTCGAGAAAATTTTTTCCTTATAATAACGGGGGAGATGACGGCGAACGCCGTCAATCATGCAATGGTTTTTGCGACCGCTTTTATGCCATTTAACCATCGCCTTTGTCAGGTAATTCGCACCGATGCCCTTAGACATCATGTTGAAAGTACGAACCCGACCTTTTGAATGCCTCCAATCGTTTTTATTTATCATGTACGAGAGACAGTATTGAACGCTCTGCTCTGTAACCGTACCAATATGCACCTGACCGTAAATCCACTGCCGCCTTATTACTTCTTCAGGAACATCACCGAATAACAACAGATGATAATGAGGGCGAAACGTCTTCGAACCATATTCTCCAACACCGTAGTAGCGCAGTTTATATCCTGCTTTGCGCACGCGCTTAAGGAATAACTGGACATGTTCACGGTGCAATTGGGGCTGACCGTTATACCACTTCAAATGTGCATCCGCATAAGTCAACGTCACGAACTTAGACGAATAGTGTAACCGCCGCTCATAGGCCAGACGGATAGACCAATCTGCACGACGCGTAGCCGCACAAAAACCACACTTACCGCACGGAACCATAATTTCGTGCTTAGCGATATACTTAGGTCGAAGACATTCCATACTACCACTGCTTTAAATGCATCGCAACAACCGTACGCCTACGCTTCGCCGTCCACGAATACCAATTGTCATACCACTCATGACACATAGCCACCAAATGCGAAAACGATCGAGGCCCACGAGACTTTTTTTCACCGCCGTAATACTGCGGATAATCTGACTTCCTCATAACCGGATTCCACCACGCGCCATAGTATACGTTCTCATCCGCTTACCACGACCACGACCGCGACGACTACCGCGACGACCACGAGACATAGGACGACGGCCAGTGCGGCGGTACATCCGAGAGGAGCTTCTTCTTCTTCCATAAGCCATAGTTTTAACGAGCTTTCACCCGCGTTAAGAGTAACTTAATAAATTCCAAAATTTGTGCAGGACCAACATCACCGTCTGTGATAAACCTTTTCTGCACTTCTAACATAGCATTCTCAAACTCTTTCGAGTTGAGCACCTGCGCCTTAATAGCCTGATCGCTTTCTCCTAGCTTAAAACGCTGATCCAATAATTCCAACTCACGAAACATACGCTCATTCAGCATTGACTGGCCTTGATAACGACCGCCAAAACGCTGCATCTGGTTGAACTCCAGTTCCATCTCACGGGTAGTAGCATTAACCGCTTTTTCCCGAGCAACAGCCTTAAGAGAATTAATAACAGCTTCAAACGCACCGTCGTTTAACAACGGGTTACGCTCGAGAACATCGGCCTGAAGCCGATTAACTGCGGTCATCGCACGAGACTGTTCCACCTTCGCCGCACCAACGGCCTGTTGCGTATCTGCCAACCGCGAACGATTATAGGACTCTGTAGCTGTACTCCCAGCATTCTGTAATGACTCAGGTTGACTAAGCGCAACAGACTGATTCCCAGGGTTCCCTTGTGAATAAACCAAAGCAGGGTTAAGCCCGGCAGATTGAAAACGCGACATCTGTGACCGTGGAGCGTTATACTCATTTTGCGCACGTACATAATTCTCATTGGCTTTTTTAGCGCGCCAGCCTTGAAAGGCATTAATAATAGCACCACCAGCGGCTATTGCCGCTGGAACAACCCATGCTGGCATTAGATACCAAGTTCAGTTTGCCTCTTCAACTCTTCCTGATGCAAACGATTCATATACTTACCGTGAACGGCAGTAGCCAGAGCATCGTAAACGTCCTGATCATCATGACACGCCTGAAGCAAAAGAATACATGCATGCAAGTCTTTTTTTAGAAAACCTTTAACCTTCTCTAAAGTTAGCGGCTTTTCTTTTTCCTGTTCGCCTACCTTGGGCGACTCAGGGACACCATTTTTTGAATTCATAAGTCAATGATAAACAAAACGGTGTCAACTAGCAAAGTAAATCAAGTAGCTTACTTTGCATTACCCCCCTACCCCCCTGTAAACAGGGGGGAGATATAGATAATTACAACTGTGAGTTGTAACATACACTATATAAAAAAAATTATTGTTCGCTTCGCTCACCGGCCAAACCGGGGACCTGACATTGGTCGGGATCGGCGCACCGCACGCTGCGGCCGGCGTCATATCGCTGCGCTCCATTCCTTAGGTCCTCGCTTCGCGGCACCTCACCCGACATAGGTCAGGGTTTGGCCATTTATCTGATGGTTCCCATCAGTATATATTTTTTAACGGCAGTGCAAGCACTACCATAATTTCAAGTACTAGCAGTACTATAAGAAATAAGAAAGGCTAGGTTGAAGACCTAGCCTTTTAAGTAAACTACTTTTTAACCGCTCGCTCCATGAGGCTCGCTAAAAGTAGCAAAATCTAATACCAAATACATCCGGTCGGCTGCAGCTCCGTCTCGCTGGCCGAGACGGCCGCCTATCCTACGCCTCCCTCCAAACTACGGCTGTTTGGAAACAGAACTTTTAGGGTCCTGCTGTTTCTCAATACGAGCCCGCATGTCTGCCTCTGCCGCATCATCTTTAGCCTTCTGAACAGCAAGAGCTTTCTCTTCAGCTTCTTCAACTCGCTTCTTCTTACGAGCAACATCTTTCTTCATGTCCTCAATAATAGCTTCCTGTTCAGTCCGATCCTCTTTAACCAACTTTTCAAGGTCGTAGTCGGATTCAATATAAACACCCTGTTTTTCAACAGGCAACGGCTCACGATGGATAAACCGACGAAGCATCTCTTTGAGAGACATCGCTTGATTGGGCACTGTGACGCGCTTAACGCCTTCGAAAGTCTTCCGCACCCTAGGCACAGAAGGATATAAACGTATATTATTCAAAACCTAAAGTATTAGGAGTTCCAAAATAAGGTAAAGGACGCCTAGCGAACACTCTGTTATGAAGATAAATCCAGAAATTGTCCACATTAGGCACAGCAAAAATTCGGTCCTCGATATTAGGATCGAACTCAACGAAAGGCGAAGACAGAACCGGAGTAATACCGTAATCACTCGTCAACGTCCAAAACAATAACGTATCATGGAAGTCACCATGATTTCTATTAAGCGCAGATTTCCAATCTGCATAACGGGATTGATACCCGAACACCGGCCACGCTGCCGGATCATCGCCCTCCCAATTCGGAGAAGCAGCATAAATCTCAAAGTCATAGACTTCCTGCTCACCTAACTTCGCAAACGTCGGCCATGGATAGTCAAGAAACGAACGACGCCGGAACATACGGGGTAAACCCTGATGATAAGACGGCGGATTGATAATTGACATGATTCCAAAAATGTATCCATGCTCGGCACAAAACCATTTAAACTGATTTGTGTTACCGAACGCCACACCATAACCGGCCAAATTACCCTGCGGCACATCTGAGGTTCCATCGTTGGCCCAAGCCGTAGACACCTGCTCCGAAATTTTAACAGGCACCATTCCCCCGCCGATATACTCTGCACGCTGAAGTCGCGAATCCTGAGGACGCACATCAAAGTGAGCCTGTATCGATTCAGTATAACGGGACCCTGCAATGGCATTACGCTCAAGCCAAACCTGCAACGCAACAGCGCTACGGAAATCATTAACCAACGCGCCAACGCTCTCCAAATTTTCAACCCGATACGGGGTACCTCCAGCCGTACCGATAGCCATTTCACCTGCAACCGCATTCGAAACCAAAATATTTGCACTCGTATTACCCGGAACCCCATCACTAGCCCGCAAATACATAGACTTCTCTAAATAATTAATCGTGGTCGAAGGAATAACAACTTGATCTCCGCGTTGCGCCCACGGAAGCGCCGACCGGAAATAATCGTGACGATACGCCCGAGAACGCAAATCCATATAAGTCGCAACAAACGTCGGCACATCCAACGTAGGAACTGTCCCAGACTCGACCGGATAAATAACATCAATGTCCGGATTGAAATTCCGATCCCGGTAATAATCCGTCCAAATACGAGTGTACGCAACAAACGGCATAGTATCTAAAAACACGTTTGTCCAATCCACCGGATCTGGAGCATTCGGCAGGTCATCTAACAACGGGACACCTAAATAATCCGCAAGTCCTGATTTCTGAAAATAGGTCGGATCAAATGCCATAATTTCAAACACGTTGATTTGAGGCACCACCGGCTCCACCTCCAACGGCTCCTGATGATTCGGACCGTTTTCACCGCCAGTTATAAACCGTTCCCATTCCTCCCATAACAACCGATGCGGAACGAAAAAGAAATGAACATACACTTGCAACTGATCGTACACCGGCGCTAGCAACGGCGCCAACCGCACAAGCATCTCTGTAGAACCTT